TGCATTCGCAGTTTGAATTGCACCACTATATAAATATGGTCCAACACCGTTGACTAGTTTATTATTTTGCCAACCAATTGGTTTGGTGTGCAAGACATTAAATGTTAAATTCACTTTATATTCTTTAGGATATAAATAAGAACTATCGTCAATAAAATATCCTGCCTCATTTACTGGTGAAAAATCAAAACCACCAAAGTATCCAAATAAATCCTTGCCGTCCTCAGTTACCAAATTTTGAAATTTCATTTTACAAATAGGTGGTGAATTAATACCAGATGCCCTATCGGCGTTTGTATATTCGGGATATTGGAACATTCCTAAAAGAGACAATTTTTTAAGATTATCTACCGCTTCTTGTTCAGATGCGGCGGGAACAACAAATGCAATTGTTATAGTTCTTGAAGTATTTTGATAATTTACAATTGGATCCATTCTGCCATAAACGTTTTGTGTTTTAAAACTTGGCTTAAAGCTATCACTAAACGAAGTTAAAAAAGAATCAAACTCTACTGTCCGATTACTTGGAACATGAGTTATCTTTATACTGAATTGTTTAGTAAACTGTGTTAAAGGCATATATTAAATCCTTACGCTTTATATGGATTTCTAGTATTATCCGTTTGAAGCTGTGCATTAATCTGTCTGGCATCCAAAGAAACATTAACATCCACGGGTCTATTACTAAGTTGTTTGACAGCATCATGAACTTTTCTAAGTAATTCTGCGATCTCGCCGTCTGGTTTTGCTGCGATGATGGTGTCTTTTGGATCAGTTTTGTATTTAGTATTGGCGCTTGCTTGAATTATGGCACCACCACCACCAACAGTTACGTCTTCTTTTGGTTGCGGAGCTACACCGCCTCCTTTTGTTCCTTCTGATTCTGCTGAATTAATCATACGATTAATAGCATAATATGCAGCACCACCTGCGACTACGGCACCTATTGCTAAAGGAATAGTTATGGGATTTGTCGCAGCAGCAGAAACTTTTGCACCAGTTATTGCGGCTTCAATCAAACCCATAACTCTCAAGGCTTTATTCATCTGTATAATTGCACCAACGACTTGAAAAACTTTTCCTGCCGCGAATAAACCACCAAAAACTGGTAATAAATTTATAACAGTTGGTAAAATATTAGCCAAACCCTTTGACATTTTGGCAATCATCTCAACCATTGATGTTAGAGATTTTATAACTTTTGGATCTGCAAAAGCTTTATTAAAAGCATTTTGAATTTTTTGAAATATATCCTGAGTTTTTTCGGCTATTAAATTTAGATCTCTTTGCTTCTTTTCTGCTGCTTCTTGTTTGGTAACATATTCTTCGATACCAGCACTTCCTTGTTTAAATATTTTCACAAAATCAGCTTCTGACATTTTAGCAGCGGCGGCAAAATACTTTAGCTCTGCTCTGCTCAAATTATCAACAGACCTTCCAGACTCTTCAAAACCTTTTTGCAGCACCTTTAATGTGTCCATTGGTCCACCTTCAAGTGAAGCCTGCATTAATTCAAGAGAATCAACAAATTGACCGCCAAGAGCAACATTTAATTCACCAGCGGCATCTGCCGCTTTTTCAAATGAATCATACTGATCCATTAAATTAAATAATTCTTTTGTTTCTATTCCGAGTTTCTTGGCAGCGATGGCTGTTTTTTCAAAAACATCCACAGATCTAGAGCCGAATCCAGTCAATTTTGGAGTCAAAGCTGCAAAGTCTTCTGCCGATTTGGTTCCATCGCCTAGTGTTTTAGATAAAGAAGCCAATCTTATATTTGTCGCATTTGCTTGTTCTTTTGTCTGACCAAAAACTTTCACTAGATTATTAAAATTTGTGGCTGTTGTTTTCGCATTAAATCCAGCAAGTGCAAGTTTTGCAGACGTTCCTGCTATACTTTCTTGTGTTCCTTTAGAATAATCTGAAAAATCTCCAACAACTTGATTTAATTCTCCAAATGCTTGATACATTTCCTTTTCGGAAACACCGGCTTCACGCATTGATTGACGCATATTATTTATTGAACCAGTATATTGATCTACAAAACCAAAACTCTTAAAGGCTTCTGCCGGAGCCTTAAGAATTCCTGTCATCATATCGCGCATACCTTCTATCCTAGTACCAAGCAACGGAATATTAAAGCCATCCAATAAAGACTTGCCAACAATACTCATAGATTTTTGTAAGCCAGCCACTACCGTTTCTATTTTCAATAAATGACTTGCAAAGCCTTCTGCCATTTTCTGTGCTTTTTCTGGAGACTCTTTAGCAAGTTTTAAAAAGCCATTTTCTGAAACACCAAAGAATTTTTTAGCTGCATTTTCGCCATCTTCGAAAGATTTTTTTAATGCCTTGCCAACATTTGTAATTGCGTTTATTTGTTGCTCAAAAACTTTTACTTTTTGTTTTTCTGAATCTAACGATGCTTTTGCTTGATTTAATATTTCAATTTCTCTATCTAGCTGTGCTTTGGTTTGAGTTGCCATAACAGTATTGTTATTTTTCATTTCTTCTTGATATTTAACTCTTAAAGCGGCTACTGTCTCCGTTTGTTGTTCGACTTTTAATGCTTCTTGCACGAACTGAGTTTCTTTATTTTTAAATTCTTTAATTTTCTCTTCTAATTCTGCTTGCGCCTGAAGAGTCTTTAATTCTCTATCTCTAAGAGATTGAAGTTTTTCAGCCGCTTCAATAGATGCTTTATAACTCTCTGCTACTTGTGTAGGATCTAACGCCATAACTATTATTCCTTATAGTGTCAAAGATAAATAGTAGTTATTGAGAATTTTGAGCTTTCTCTTGTGCTTCAGCCTCTTCTTTCTTTTGTTGAACTAATCGATCATAATACCAATTACGAATGGTGATTGGAAGATTATACAACTCAAAAAAGCTCCATCCACCATAATATTTCATTTGGAATATTTGTTCATAAACGCTTTTGATGTATCTATCATTCAGACCAAAAAAATGCCGTAGTAAACGGCACCTCGATTTCCTGCTCGTTACCACAATTTGAGCAAGTAAAGTCCTGTTTATTTTTAACTGAAGGCGTTATTATATTATACATTCTTCTTAAGAACTTGGCATCAAAGGCTGGCATTGAATCAACAAATCTGTTAATGTGCGCCCTGTCTTCTTCATCATTAACAGAAACAATATACTGCTTCATTTGATCGGTTAAAGTTGAATCTGGTAGATTTTGTTTCTTTTTAGTTTCAGCCAATTGTGAAAGCCTTTTTTCATCTGCGCCGTCAAACAATTTGAATTCAACAGAAGCTTTTGTTTTGGGTAATTCTATTATAAAAGTGCCATTATCTGTTAAAGTCGCTTCACAGCTTTCAAGTTTTTGTTCATCTGGGAATTCGTTTTCAAACAAACTTAAGTCAAAGGTATGTTTTACTGTTTTACTACAAGACGGACAAGTTACTTCCACTGCATAATCAGAACCATAGCCAGTTATTCTAGCAGATACAATTAATGCACTCTTGTCACACAATAAAATGCTATCTAAATTAACTCTTTTATCTAAAAGAACACTGGAGATAAGTTTATCAACTACAATTCCTTTTTGAATATAACTTTTATTTACAAGTATATCTTCATCTTTAGCGGTCATAAAGCGAATTTCAACGCTTTCTTTGCCATACCAAGGATGATCTTTTGGATAAAACAATCCCTTAGATGGTAAATCCACTAATTCTGTTGGAGTTGCTATTTCTACTGGATTATTAACTTGTTTATCTTCGCGGTTTACTAGGGCTGCTACTTCGCTTACATTCGCAGCCCTTAATCTCTCTTCATTACGCATTAAAACCTCATTCAAATATTAATAATTATGATTAGATATAACCATTACCACCAATATTTTGATCAATTTGTGCCCAATCATACACCATTGTTACAGAAATTTCAACCATGTCTTCACTTGCGTATGAAAGTTGTCCAAATTCAACGTTGCTAACGAAAGCATTATTTAAAACCCACTCTTCAATTGGGTTGCCTTCTGCATCAATTTGTTGTATTCTAACTTGTCCCAATGCTGTTGTAGCTTTGTCGCGGGAAACTGTTTCTCTGTTGTTAGGGTTAACTGGATAATTATAACCAGAATTTCTTAACAAATTAACAAATGATTTTGTTACGTCTGGACTTGCTGGATCAGCAAATGTCATTGTAACATCATTCCATTTTACTGTTGTAGGATATTTAAATTCATGATTTAAATATTGGTGTCTTGATACACCAACAGTAAAAGCTGGTTTTTTAACTGTTTTTGCAATAAATGGATCAAAATTATTAATATAAACCACAAATCTATATTGACGCTTTGGATCTAATTTAGGGTCTGACCAAAATGAGGCAGCAGGCATTGTTTATTCTCCTATTAATCTTCAAATGAAGCACCTGAGTTGGTGATTACGAAATCGATTGCAATGAACTCAATAGCTCTTGTGGGCTTTAAGAAGATCTTTGCATACATAATGTTTTGATCAATTAGATCTGGTGTTGTGGTTGTTCTATCAAGAATTACTCTATAGTCATCCAAACCAAATCTAGTCTTAACACTTGCCATTAGAGGATTGACTTGACCCAAGAAGGTATTCCAAGTTACTTCAACGTTGGGGCTGAAGAGCAATCTTGCTGAAATTCTTGAAACTTCTTTCTTTAGGAAGATCATTAATCTTCTAACATTAATTCTATCAAGTGCAGAGCGTGTTACTTGTAGGGTCTTTTGACCGAATACAACGATACCTTCTGCTGGGAACTGGGCGATAGGATTAATATTTGCCTCGTAGAGCTTATCTCTTTGCTTAGAGGTCAATTGTTCAGAAACTTGGACTACTGGAATACCAGCGGCACCTTCTGATAGACCACCTCTTGTGAAACCAGCAGGAGCGAACCAAGGTTCTGCTCTTTTATCCGTGCTAGAGAACACGCCCAAGGCAACAACAGAGGGTGGAACCCACAATGTAGCATTATTGATTGTATCTCTTGCTCTAACCCAAGGATAATAAGTGCAAGCATAGCTTGAGTTAATTCCTCTATCCTTTAGAGCAGCTACAACATTATCTAAATTACTGTTGCCATTACCATCACCATTTGCACCACCAGCACCCAAACCATATGTAGTGCTTTCGTGACGAGGTGTATAAACATCAGGTAAATCAACGATTGCTAGCGTATCGCCACGGGCTTCAGCAACTGCAATCATTTGGTCGGTTACAGAACCGTTAGTAACACCGGGGATAGCCAATAAATTCATCTCTACTCTTTCTGTATCAGTTACAGAATTTAGAGCTTTTAAGACAGAATAGAAGGCATAGTTTGTAGTTGAAGTAGCGTTTGTCATACCTTTATTTCTAAAGGGATCGCTTTCAACTACATTGAATCCATCAAACCCACCAAACAATGGAGCATTAAATCTGTTTAGACCAGCGTTTAATGTTCCAGTATATGAATTTGTTACTGTCAATGAAGTGCCAAGTCTTCTAGAGCCAGTAACATAATTAAATGTGGTGGCAGTTAATGAAGAACCGCTTAGATCATCCAAAGTAAATGTGTCTTGAACAGTATTGGTAATTGTTGTTGAAAGTGGTCTTACCAAATCAACGTAGCTCTTATCAGAGTAAAGAAGATTTGTTTTCTTATTATAGGTTGGACCCCAATAAGCATTTGTAGGTGCGCTCAATGAGCCAGTAGCAGTATCATTTCTCAAAACAAATTTTGGATAAATAAACGTCGCTGTTAATGCTCCAGAACCTGTAACTATTGTTGCAGATGATGAAGCGACATTTGTTGCAGGATCTACCAGCCCAGATGAAATATTAAAGTCCGCTGGTCTAGATGGTAGATAACAACCGAATGGTAAGAAGGATGGGTTTACTGTACCAGCCTCTACATCGGAGTTCATAACAACTCTAACAAATCTTGAGCGATTTGGATAATTACCTTTTAAGGTATATGAATTAGTGGAATCTGACCAATCCATATATTGATCACCAATCTTTTTACCAACATAATTTTCTGAAAAAGGATTCAAATCACAATTTGAAAATACTTCAACGATTTTTGGTGAAGCATCATTATCTGTGGCTTGTCTTATTGCAACAGAAAAAGTGCCGTATGGATTGGCTTTATTGCTTGATGGTTTAATATCTTGAATGGATACTTTGAATTGTCTTTGATTTGATTCACCAGAACCCAAATCTTGAATTTTAAATAATTTTTGCATATTATCTGGATTATAATTTGCATAATCATTTGATAAATCTTGTGCAAATATCCAACCAGTTTCAGCTTTTGCGCTTGGTCTTCTTTGGTTGCCATAATCTTGTGTGCCTGTACCGTTATAAAGTTTTAGGACAACACCAAAATTATTAGAAGAAGTGATAACGTTTTTTACGTTTTCTTCAAATGTTTCACCTAAGTAATACTTCTTTGTGACAGATGAAACATCAGCATTGGTTAAAATTGGATTGGTATTAAATACTTTACGAATATAGTATTCACTATTTTCATCAAAGTTAAACTTTGTTTTTTCTGTAATTCCAGATGATGCTGAGAATTGACCTAAAAAGTAGGTAGCTCCAGATGTAGAATCATTTTTAATGACTGTAGAAATACCAGAAGAGGCAGTATTTGCTGCAAACTGTGAACGTAAATTACCTGTTAATTGAAACTCGGTTGTTGCGTTTGTATAAAATACCGCAGCAAGTGTACCAGTTAAAGATGCAGAGTCAATTAAGAATAAACCATAAGCACCTTGGTCAGCCAATTTCCAACCAGCTTTGCCAGCAGTTGTTGCATTGGTATTTTCATCACCCAACAATCTTACGATTGTTGCTTTATTAGAATTTCTTAACCAAGCTTGTGCAGCGTAAGTAGCATACATTGGAGAAGTAAAATTACCATCTCTCCAAACATCATCACCAGAACCACCAGCAACTGGATTACCAAACATTTCTACAAAGTCGGAAAAAGAACCAACTTCTACTGGCATCATGCCGGGACCACGCTCAGTTCTGCCAATAATTACAGGACCGATTGGAGCAGCTTGTCTTGGTAATTGAGAATTATCAATTTCATCAATAAAGACACCGGGAGATACAAATCTAAACTTTTTGTCGATACTTACAGCCATATTTTAAAACTCCTATAACTCTTTTATAAATAGTGCTACAAAATGGTAAAAGTAATTAAGGACGATAAAATCCTTTTTTATCAATATGCTCTGGTATATCGCCTACAACCACTCTTTCCCTTTGAAATCTAAATTTTGCTGCTGTTTCTCTTACAACAACTTTAGGTTGTGGATCATTTTTATCTTGTCCTAATATATAGCCTAATACTTTTATTTGTATCTTCGTTGTAAAAATTCTTTCTAAACCATTTAGATTATCAGCATTTGCCTCTAAATTAAAATTAGATTGTATAAATGATTCATATTGATGACCGTTCTTTTTTAATAGAAAAGAATTTATGCCGCCTGTTTTTGCCATGAATGGAGTAACTATCTCATTCATCTGTTGTAGATATTCTGTTCTAATCATAACTTCATATTCTATGTCCAGATAGGTTGGATATGGAGTATATAATATTTCATAAACAGCAGTATTGGTTCTTTGTTGTTTTGGAAAATTTATTTGACCAGTTAATCTAAATGTATCATTATTAACAAATTCTTTAGTTTTATTATGTTGTATTTGTCTAGCAATTGCGATCACACCGCCTTTAACATCTGGTTGTGGAAATAAATTTACACCAAACGAACCTTTTTTTGAAAGATTTTTTTCCATAGATTTTCTTTCTACGGTTATTATTGGATATACCAAAGAACCTTCCGAATCTCTGTGTTCTTTGTCTTTTTTAATAGAAAAAGCTCTTTCGGCTGTTGCCCAA